GCCCCAAATAGACGACGCCCACAAGTTTTTCTTTTTTTTCGGCCATGTCGATTCTCCTTTCTTCTGTTCTATCGTTCTGTTTTATGTGGCATAGGTATCCTTCCACAGATATCCCGCATCCGCGCAGACCTGCACGATGTCGGTCTCCTCGGCCACTTCGTACACATCCTGATGTTCGGCCGCTTCCCGCCAGGTGGAGGTGCGCCGGGGCCCGCCGTTCTCATAGGCAATCCGGGCCTGGACCCCCGCGGTTACCACTTTCAAGCCCAGTTTGGGCGGCTTGCGGAACAAGAACCCCATGCCTTTTGCAGCGGTGACCGTCCAGATATCCACGGCATTGAAATCGTCGCCGTCGGCGGCCTCCTCGGCATCGGAATAAATAGCAGACCCGACATGCACCGCCTTCAATTCGAGGATGGCGGCCAGCAGGTCTTTGGTTAAAACACCCCGCTGGGTGTACTTGATCTTGTCGAGAATGGATTCCACATGCTTGAGGGATTCATAAGTGTCGTAGTCGATCACCAGATCCGTGGCGATGACCCCGATGGCCTTGAGCGCCTTTTTCCCGGTAGAAATATCCACAAGAAATGTGTTGGTGGACCCGGCAGGTGACCAGAAGCCCTCGGCATCCTGCCCGCCGGCACTACCGTCCAGCCAGGTTCCGCCGGTGATGAGGTCGGCCACCCGGCGTTCTTTTTTAAGATCCACCTTGTCGGCGGCAAATTCGATGGCGTCCATTTCCGGTTGCAAGGGCGGTGCATTTTTAAGTCGGGCAAACCGCCGGTCCTCGTCGGTGACCTCTTTGGCGAAGGCGTACTCGTCCGTGGACACGGAAACCGGCGTGATGACATATCCGCCCCGCTTTGCCCGGGTGCCGGGCGCCCGAATCCCGGCCTCGTCACGGAACCACGCCCCTTTTTTATATTTGTAAATTTTGGCCTTTGGGTCCGCACCGTCGAGGATCGGAAACACCTCGTCGGCGATGTATTCATCGTTTTTATACGCAACGGATACATTTTGAAGCGGACCGGCAATAATCTCTTCTTTGACATTCGGCTGCGGCATTTTCTATGCCCTCCTTCTCGTTTTTGAAATTCAGTTTTTGTTTTACACTTTGACCGTCAACGGCGTGAGCAGGCAGGTGCCGAGATCGTCCTCGTCCCCGCCTTCGAGCAATACGCCAGCGGGATATTGAGTCGATACGGCCGCCTGGGCCTTCCCGGCATCGGCAGCGTCCGCGTATTCCACCGCCACGATGGCGCCGGTGCCAAGTGTCGCGCCCAGCACGATCTTGCTGATCCCGCCGCACCCGATTGGGCGCACGGCCGCCGCTTCGTCCGCGGCCGGCGCATTCTGCAGCACGCCGAAAGGGATGTCCGTTATTGCATCCGGCCTGCGCACTTTTTTCGTGGTGGCGTCGAGCACCACAATGCGATATTGGTCGCTGGAAAGGTCTTCGGCAGCGGGCCATGACACGTCTAATACTTTGTTTTCTGTTGCCATGATGGCGTCTCCTTTGTTTCTGTTGTTCTATTTATGGTTTATGAAATGCCTGTTCCGTCTATTTTTAAGGAAACCACCTCCCTTTAAAGTTTTTTAGATTAACCGCCCGACTATTTTTTCGGCGTGATTTCCGAGGCATATTCCCGCGCCAGGTCCGGGTGTTCACGCTGCACCTCGGAAAATGCCGCGCTGTAATCCAGGCTTTTATCCTCTTTCATTTTCTTCCCGACCAGGATCTCCAGCTTGCCGGCGGCATCTCCGGACACGTCATCGCCCCGTTTGGCCAACTCCTTGAATTCCACGGTTTTGGGCAGCTCGGCGATAAACCCCTTGAACCAGTCCAGGGCCGTGATTTTGTTTTCGTCGGAAAATTCGATCACGGTTTCCGCGTCCAGCTTCTGGCAGAACTCCTTGATGCCTAATTTTACCCAGGCCGGGAGAACCTTCCCTTCCGAGACTAAACCCTCGCACCAGTCCGAGATCTCCGCACCACGGGTCTCTCGCGCGGTCTTGCGGGCGTTTTCCGCGAATTCCGCCTCGACTTTTGTGCGCTCGGCATCGGCCGCCGCTTGTTTGGCCGCCTCCAGGTCCGCCTCGGTGAAAGCCGGCGTTTCTTTGCCGGCCGGCCTTGCCGCGATTATCGGCATCTCCAGATCCGGGTTTTCCTCCGCCGCCTTCCAGAATTTAAACATCTCCATAACCTCGCTGAATTTCAATTTCATGGCGTCCTCCTTGTTTTTGGTCTCCGTTCCGGCAAACGCCGATACAGATCCGTTTTCTGTTTCATCCCTGTTCGCCTCGTCTTTAATATATTCCACATCCCAATCCGGGATGATTGCATCCGCTGCTTCTTTGCCTTCTTTTTCGATGAGCCAGTCCCGCATGTTCCGAAACAGACGCGCCACGGTGGACAGTCCCGGATCGTAGAATTCGAAGGACATGGAGTCGTCATTTTCTTCAAATTTGAGATCCGCCAGACCCTTGACCGCCGGCGGCGCGGCCCCCAGAAATCCCACATGGCGCAGCCGGCCGTCCGGATAGAAGCTGGCCGACCGCTTTTTGTATAGGCCGCGTTTGGCGATGGCTTCAAATTCCGGGACCACGTCCCTGGCTTTTGCCATCAGGATATCGCCGACCCGCTTCAGGTTCTCAATCCAGCCGAAGGCCGGGGCGTTATTCGCCGGATGACCCACCACGATCGGCGGTTCGTGGTGCGCCGGATCAAACGTCTCGATGGCCCGGTCGATCATCGCATCGCCGTCATGCTCTCTGCCGGCGCTGTCGGTTTGTTTCCCGCCGCGAAAGATCTCGATCCAGCCGCCGAACCCTTTAAAGTTTTTCATTTTTCCCTCTCTTCCGCTTCAAATTGCGTTCTCAGTTCGTCCGGATATTTGTCCAGATCCGGCGTCCACTCGGTTTTTCCCGGATGCGTGTCCCACCCCGGATCCGGGATCAAAGGCCGGGCCGGCATCTTGCGCCCGGTTCGCGGATCCTTCGGCTCGATCAGACCGTTGGTCGGGTCTACGGTCTCCACCGTGAGACCCTCTTCTTCGACCACAAATTTGTGGACCGGGTTGACCCCGCACCGGCACCGGTGCCCGTTGGGCGGCCACCAGGTGTCCCAGAATGGGCTGTCCATCGGGAAGATCTTCCCGTCCAGGGCCGCATGGGTGGGCCGGGTATGGGAGTCGTTGACCGCGTCGTATTCCCCGTAAAAATCATCGGCCATGTCCTTCATCTGGTTGTACCGCCCCACGGAATAGGCGGTCTGGATGTTGTTCCGGAACACCGTCTCCGCATGCCAGGGCGTCAATCCGCCCCAGCCCCGGGCCGCCATGATATCGTCCAGCCGCCCCTGGAAATCGGCCAGAGTTTCGCCGTCCGCAATGGCCGCGGCCACCGAATCGAAAATGTCCATGATAACGTCCATCTTCGACACCCGCGCCACCGTAAACGCCCGGGCCCGCGCCGCATCGGCCAGCGAATAAAACTTGCCGATGGTCATGGGCACCTTGTCCCCAAAAAACGCGATGGCCTCATCAAACGGCAGCGGTTCCAGTGTTATGTTCTCCGGCATCCCCATCCCTTCGATATTCGATATTCATCATTCGATATTTTCCCTTCTTCCTACCTTCCCACCTTCTTACCTTCCCACCTTCTGCCCTTTAGCCTTTTCCGCCACAGCGGCCCTCCCATACAGCTCCGCCGTGAACATGGCCCGGGCCACCAGGTCCTCGAATTCCGCCGGGTCCATCTCGCCGTAAAGATCGATCAGCCCATCCCGGATCTCCTCTAAAGATCCCGCGTTTCGGACCAGCTCCCGGACAGGTTCCGCCATGTCGGATATGGCGCCTTTGGCCCGCCGCATCGACCGGTCCACCAGGCCCTCGATGGCATTCTGCGCCGGCGAAAACCGCCCGGCCTCGGCGAACTCGCCCCCGGGCCCTGTCAATATGGGTTCGACAAGCTGGTCCCCGTCCGGAATCGGTTCCAGGCCCAGCCGCGCCCTGACTTCATTTTTCTTTACCAGGGCGTACTTCAGGTGGTATTCATACACCTTGGCTTTATCCGGGCCTTGAGGTTCGACCACCTCCTCGCCCTCTTCCGGTTCCGGGATCCCGTACGTGTCATAAAAATATTTCTTCCCCACCGGCACCCCGATGTCGTTGACCAGGATTTTGTCCCGGTCGGCCAGCGGTTTCAGGTCGCTTTCCTGCTCGGTGCGGATCCAGATTCCCGGATAGTCGTTGACCCCCGGAAAATTGTAATCCACCAGCCAGGGGATCAGGGTCTCATTCAGAGTCTCGCACAAAAGATCCGCGTCCGCCTTTAAAATGTCCTGTCGGACCGCCTCCTGGGAATCCTCGTTGCCCAGCTTGCCGGGCGTGCCCTCGGTGGATGCGGTCTGCCCCAGCACCGCTTTGGACATCTGCCGGTCCATGTACTCGCAGATCGTTTCATAGGTCACCTTTCCGGTGCGCGCCGCTTCCAGCAGTTCGATGGCCATCGAGTCCGGAATTTTGACGCCGGTCTCGGTCTGGATGGCGTCGATGGCATCCAGGAGGGCCGTCTGCTGCTCTTTGGACGTCCCCGCCGGATACTTTCCCACGGCCGTGGGCATCCCGAATTTTTCCAAAAATATCAGCCAGAACTTGATCCCGTTCTTTTTGAACCACACCGGCCACCAGAGTTTCTGTCCCAGCCCCTTGCCGTAGGGATTGTCCGTGGACCCGTAGGAAAACACGATAAATTTCCGGTCCGGAACCGGCTCGCCCTCGATCATGTTCCGGGGCGTGAGTAGGCGCAGTTCCCGGTCCATCGTAAACGAGAATCGCCGGGGATGCTTGCCCATGATCTTTTTCGGCACCACGGCACCGTCCCGGACGGCCCACATGATCTCGGCCACAAAATACCCGTACAAAATCGCCTGGAGCAACTCCTGGCATGCCTGGGTAAAATTGGATTTTTTCAGGGCGGCCTGGACAAAATCGGCAATCTCCTTGGCCCGGTCCGAATCGTCGGATGCCAATATCTCGTATTCCTTCCCGGCCACGGACAGGTACCGCGTTTGCAGCACCGATCCCGCATGGGGATCCCGGTCCACCTCGTCGTACAGTTTCAGCCCTTTCCCCTTGGATTCGGTCCGCAGAGTCGGGTCCGGGTTTTCCAGCCGGTTCAGCCACCCGGCAAAAATATCGATATCCGCTTTGGTGGTTGCGATCTCGTCGGTGATCGGCTTGCCCGCCGGTTCCGTGGCGGGTTTTTGCTTTTCTTTTGTGTCATCAGCCATTCATATAATTCCCCATTCGCGTAAAGTTTCGCCGGCTTCCGGTGGATTCAAATTCAATGGGCCCGCCGCCGGCATTGACCGTCGCAAAATACCCCAGGACCAGGGCGATCGCAGCATCTCCGTGCCGCATAAAATCTGCATCTTTGGTGTCCGGCGTCTTGATTTTCGGAAGTTTGACGATGCCGTCGATCCGCTCCAGGGCCCGCAGGTCGTTGAGCACGTCGGCGTCTTTCATGATGTCGATGGCCTGGTCCTCGAACGCCTCCACGAACCGGCCCATGTTGTCCCGGTACCAGGCGTCGTTCAGGGTCACTTCGTGGATCCGGCCGGACCGCCCCACATCGTATTTGTCCGCCGTGTACTCGGCGATGGTCTGCCCGTTGCCCGTGGCATCCATCGCCCCGGACCGGAACCGTGGCATCCGGTCGATGATATGCCAGAGGATCTGCTGCTGGTGCCGGGTGGGCACGTTGTGAAACTCCACCAGCCACGGCACCCGCCGGGTCAAAAACTGCTCGATAGTCATGGGCCCGAACACGGCAAAGTCGCAGTATCGGGAATAGTCAAACCCGAAATAGTGATCCCGGTCCGTGTCCAGCGCCGCCACCAGCGGGTCGATGTGGTCCTTGATCCACGCCGCGATCCACGAATCCCGGAAGGGCAGGCCCTTGAGCGCGAACCCCGCGTCCAGGGCCAGCCGTGCGATGGGCCGAACTTCTTTCATGCACTCTTCGATAATGATGCCCGGAATGGCCACGCCGGAACCTTCCCTGGGGATCCCGTCCAGCTCTTCGAGCATGGCCGCCTTGTTGGCGCCGTACGCGCCGCGAACCCGTTTGTACCAGGCCGCCTTTCCGTCGGCGGTGGGCGTCCACCCCTTGATCATGCAGACCCGCTCGTACAGGCCGTTTTTCACGGCATCGTCGAAGGTGCACCGGAATATTTTAAAACTGTAAAGCCCGGCCCGCGTGTCCCGGATGAGCTGATTAAACGGGTTTTTGGCGCCGTTGTGGGTGCTGATGATCCGGATCCGCCCGCCCCAGATGATCAGGGCCAGGGTGGCATCGATCACCGCCTGGACGTTCCGGTGGAATGCCGCCTCGTCGATGTTGACGATCCCCTGGAGCCCCCGAATGCTGGCCGGGTTGCTCGACAGGGCCACGATCTGGAATCCGGACGCGAACCGGATGCGATACGACGTGATGTGCTTGGTGCTCCCGTCGACCTGCTGATCTTCGAACAGAAACATCTCGATCCCGCGCCACCCTTCGGCCATCGCCGACGCCATGACCTTGGCCATGTGGGCACAGTACCCGATATATTCCAGGCCCTTTTCCTTGGTGTCGCCGATGTAAAAGACGTTGTCGCCGCCGGCGCCCCGACTGCTGGCCGCGGTGATGGTGTCATCCAGGGCCGTCGAATACGTGATCCCGGTCCGCCGCCCCTTCTCACAGACACACAAGGGTTCGTCGTTGATCATCCGGCTCCATTCCTGCTGATGCTCCATCAGCAGGCCCTCGGCCATTGGATTATAATCCGGCGGGATCTCCCGGACACTGGCCGGCAACTCTTCCCACCCAACGATTCGCACGATTTCCGTCATTTGATTCCCAGTACCTTTTCACGCCAGAATTTGGCCTGCTCGGCATCCAGGCCCTGCTGCTTGGCCGCCGCCTCCACCGTGTCCGCCGCCTCTTCGAGGGCCGCTCTCCGAACGACTTCTTCCATTTTGTCGATCCGTTCGACCAGGGCCGCGATCTTGCTCAACCCGTCGAAGGTCTTGGACGTCCGTTCCTCCGGCAGCAGTCCCTCCACATATACGAGCTGCTCTTCGAGCACGTCCCGCAGGCGCTGCACGTGGCCCCGCTTTTGCATCCGGGCCTTGTCCCAGCCGTCGATCTCCTCGCCGGGGATCCCGGAGTCGCTTTTCCACCGCCGGAGGGTCGTGTCGGAGATGCCCGTCTGCCGCGATATCTCCGCCAGACTGTACCCGTCCGCATACATCCGCATGGCCAGCGGTCCCTTTGCCGCCTTGTCTCCCTTGACCGCCATCAGTTCAGCATCCTTTCCAGCCGCTCGATGTCGCTGCCCAGGGCCAGGATCTCCGCCCAGGCCATCTCCAGGTCGCTCCACATCGGAGACAATTCGTCGATCCGGACGTCCTCGATGTCCGCCAGGGTCGTGTTGATCCCCTGCCGGATCGCCGTGGCCAGGGCCTCGAATTTGTTCATGAGCCGGCGCCGTTTTTCCTGGGCCTCGGCCAGCTTCCCCCGCATCGCCGCGCGTTCGATGTTCATAATTCCGGCGCTCCTTTGCCCCGTATAATCGGGCAGAATTTATTGTTTTTAATGGCATTCACCAGGTTGGCCTGGGTCTGGGTGTTCAGCGAAATCACGCCGATGGCCTCGCCATAGAGCTTTTCCAGTCGGTCATAGGCGTGGTGGGTGCTCGTCACCAGCCGGGCGTTGCTTTCGTACAGCAGTCGGACCTGACTCACATCCTCCCGATAGTGGTTCAAAATCTTTGCCAGATCCTTCTGCCGGGCCTCCTCTTTTTCCCGGATATCCCGGCGGTACTGGGTCAGGATCGCGGCCTGCTCCTTCTGCCGGTCTTCTTCCATCCGGGCAAATCGTTTGTTGTCGAAATGCCAAATAATGAAGATGAGCCCCGGCATCCCCAGAATCTGTATGATCACCCCGGCCCACCCCAGTGAAATCGTTTCCATCAGTGTCCCTCTTTTTCCCTTGAATCCTCGAATCCCTGGATCCTTGAATCCTGCCACTTGATGTGGCCGATCAACTGCCGCAGCACTCGCTGCACGTTCACCGTGCGCCAGAAATCCCCATTAAACCGCGTCCCGGCATAATGCTCGATGAGATCCAGCTCTGTTTGCGGCAGCGGTTTCATTTAGTGTTTCAGGATCAGGTCCGTGGCCGCGTCGGCGGCCGCCCGATCCTTTTCAATGTCCGCCAGAATCGTCTCGATCTCGGGCAGCGTGGCGCCGGTTTTTATAAACAGGCCGATCAACTCCCGGATCCCGCTGAGCCCGAGTTGCCCGATCAGAAGCCCCATTCTTAAATCTTCAATCCCTATCATTTTTCATACCTCTCTAAAAAATCTAACCCGGTTAATGCCAGTTTCGTGACCCACTCGTCCCAGGTTCCCCCTTCCACCAGGCCGGGATCTCCGGTGGAAAGCACTTTCCACCACGCGTCCAGCGCATCCTTGGCGTCGAGAAATATGGGATCGATCCGCGCCTTCCAGTCGGCCTGCACCGCCGCCGGCGCCGCCTGGTAGTGCATGTCATAGGTCCGCGCCGATTTGGTGTACCATTTGAGCGCCTTGTCGTATGACACCAGGGCCGTCCGATAGATCTCGTCCGGCGTCGTCTTGTTCAGATCGACGGTGGCGCACCCGGACACCAGCGCCCCCATCAGGCATACTGTTA